ATGGAATTTAATTATTGCTAGTGCGTTTGATCAAAGATTAACCAAAGAACGATTTATTAAAGAAATTGGCATTGAACATACTAGTTTAATAGATAGTATGCCTTGGGATAAATTTTTATATCCGCAAGGATGCAAAAGTTTTTATGCAATTGTTATTAAGATACGATGGTAGAGAACATATGGCTGATGGCGAATTTTACGAATATTATTCGACACTAAAATTTCCTACTGAGTACATCACAACATGCATGCATCCTAGTAGAGAAGGTTATAGAATAATGGCTGAAGAGTTGTACATGCATATGAAAGGACACAATTATGTTTAAAGTATGTCCTTAGATGAATCTTTGATATCTCTTTTTAATTTAACAATGTCAACTTTGAAATCTATCTTTTGAATATCGTCTTTATACTCCTGCAGCGTATCGATTAAAATATCAGCAATGCTATCAGCGGTCTGTTTAGCTAATTCTGCTTTTATGTCAATTTCCCATACTCTGCCATCAGCAAACTCTAAGTGTATCCTTTCGAGATATGCCACTGGCATTGTATTCATATAAAGATCTTCAAAAACCTCCGGCCATTCTTTTACAAGATGCCGCGGAGGTTTAAACAAAGGATTAGGCATCTGCTGTTTCTTTAGCCTTAATAGCTTTCTTTGCAGGCGGATCTAAATCATCTGCATCCTTACGTAATTTAGCAGCTTCTTTGTACAGTGCATCTGCTTGACTACGATACGATTTAGCAATGTCTTTATCACTTAATGCTTCATTTACTGCTACCTGTGCTCTTAACGGAGCAGGAATGTCTGGATCTACCAATGGTTCGTTTGCCTTGGCATATCTTTAGCTTTAGCAGGAGATATTGCAGGAGCGCCTGATACAAATGTATAAAGATCATCTACAGTACAGTTTTTTTGTTCAGCGATAAATCCGTTCAGTTCTGACAACACAATAGAATCTTTAGATGATGGTGTCATAGTCACTAATGTTGTAGCAACTTTTTGCAATCTTCCATCAGCCTGCATTGCCTGTAACATAGGACGTCCATCTGAAAATGTACGAGTAAACATAATTTCGCCAAATTCAAATGCACTTTGAGCTTGCTCAGTTTCTACTAGTGTCATGATACTGTCATGATACGAATCAAGTTAAATTAGCAACAGGCAACACTAGTGCATGATCTGATTCTCCAGGAAGTGTTCTAAATATAACAAGAACTTTAACTCCAGTATTATTAATTCTACCGATGTGTTTTAATGGTACAGCCATAATTAAGTCTCCTTTTTAGATACAGCTTCTAGAAATACGTTTAGCTTGTTGAATGTTTTTCCAACTGCTTCTAGCTCTGCTGCTTTAAACGCTCCTCGTTGTGTTGCAACTTCAATAATATTTTTTAATGCAACTAGATCGTTGACATTTAAATCAGGACCTTGTGGTTGTACTGCTTCTTGAGCAGCATCAGTAACTTGTGCTTCTTCGACTTTAACTTCTTCTGTCATTTAGTTTCTCCTTAGTAGTGGACATGCCAGCATAAAATATGTTAATTCTTTTTGATCTTCAAATCCTATAAAATTAGTAGAACGTAAAACACCGTTTCTATCAATGCTAGGCTGTCTAGCAATAACGTAACGACCTTTCAGTTTCTTCTTAATCCAATCTTCTATTCCTTCGTATAGCTCGGCATCAGTAGCAGCTAATTTTTTTAAAATGTGCTGGTATAGTTGCTAGCTTTCGTTGCTTTAAGATTTCAATTAGGATTCAAATCAAACATCATGAAAATATTTATATGTGTAGTTTATTCTGGCATGGATTCTTGGCTAACGTATTTTCCGTCAGTGCCTTGTTATGGCCCATCTTGCGAACATCGCCTGAAAAACAGGTAAAGCTCAAATGCTGACTTTTCTTTCATAACCACAATAAACTTTTTGTTGATAAAAAAATGGCGATTCAATAAAGTTATCTAACCAAACTAGCACCTGCGGAGTAAATGCAAATTCTTTAGGGAAATCAACTTTATATGTTTTTATTTTAGCATGTTCTTCGATAAACTTCAAGGCTTCGTCTGTCAAACGAAGACCACCAACTTTCTTTTGTCGAAAGTTCAGCCACCATATTGCACGATACTGCTTGGTAGTATTAGCATCAGTTGGTAATCCTGCTGCTGATAAGAATACTCGTGTATAGGCATCCTTGATGTCCATGTTATTTTATTTCTTCACCAGTAGTGAGTTTGTAGACTGCAAAGTCTGTTGATTTGAAAAGCCTGTTTAATTTTTTGGCTAGATTATGTGCATGACCCGGATTACTAAACGATACTTTTTTATACTTCGGACCGGGATAGCTAGCAATTAAACTTCCGCTCTTTAGGTTAAAAGGCTGACCCTTAAAGAATACTGCCCAGATAGCATCGCTTTCAAGGATCTGCTCTACCTTAAAGTTTTCTTTATTGGCATATTCTAAAATAATATTCGGTTTTGGCCTTGACATATATACGTGTTTCCTAATTAACTACGTATATATTTATCTCGCTAGAAAGAACCGCCGTCAAACTTAACATCAATTTGTGTAGTAGATTGCTTAATTTCTGCCAACATTTGATGATTTCTTGTACAGTACGACCTAATTTTAGAAGTTAAAATCGCCAATTCAGTAGTTAACTCTTTTGGCTTCTTGAACAGTGATGCGTATTTCTTTTTGCTGACTTCGTTCAGCAACTGCTACACGTTGCAGTAATCTTTCAACACTAGGCAAGTTATTTGGTAAATTATTTTGAGACATTTGCCAGTACCTGTTTCATTTCTAACTCAGTTTTAAACGGACCTTTATACGGGTAGCGTTCTAGTGTAATCTTTTTAGGACAAAAAACTCTTTACCCATCCTTTGTCGAATTTGATAGTGTAATATCCAGCACAGTATAAACTTTTGCTATCTTCACTTTTAGTAAACAGAGGTAGTTTTTTACGAATGTCAAACATTGCGTTATGCGGAGAGGTACTTGTGGCATATCCGTGAACTTCATTCGGCAATGCACTGTTGGACTCTTTAACAATTTTAACTGTAAAGAATTTCTTGCCAAACTCTTGAGTGAGACTATCTTGATTATCGTAAATTTTCATTCCACTTGCATTACTCATAACAAATCTATTATCTTCGTCTTTTCGAAGAGTAGCAACTTTGGTACCGTCTTGTTCAACAATCCAAAATTTATTGTCGATGATCGGTTTAGCATGTAGTTCTGTTGTCATAGTGTGTATCTCGCATTTAAAGGTTCAGCATATGCTTGTGCTTGATCTGAAATCTTCTTTAGATCGTACAGTCCGCAAAACTTCATAAGTCGCAGACCAACTTGACTAATGTTTTTATTAGCACTAGTTGCTTCTGCAATATTCTCAACCATAATAGATTTAATATCGTCGGGCTGGTGTGCAAGGTCGATGAGTCGACGATTGCGTTCGTAATCTTCTAGCACTCGATGTTCTAGTCCGTTGTGGTCAGTCCATCTCTGTAGCATTAGGTTGTTCCACGAAAAGCCTTTGCTTTTACGATCTTCAAACGCTTCTGTTAGTCCAACTTTCTTGCTAGAACCTTTTGTACGAACACCAGGATATGCAGAGAACACATTATCGCTAGTATCGCCACGCATACACTTTTCAAATAGTAACCATTCAGGATCAGGTTTAGCTTTAGGCAACTGTGTTTTCTTATCAATTACAAACTTGCCTTTTACATCAAAGTATCCTTCGTGTGAAATAGTTGTTTCACTGACACCGTTGTACTGTTTAACATTAGGAGCAATCAACTGTACAAAGTCAGTATCAGTACTAATGATAATATGATTATCATTAGGATGAGCTTGTATCCAACCAGCAATCAAATCATCAGCTTCTAATTGCGGATGCTGTAGCACTGTACAATTGGTCTTTTCTTTAATAAAGTCTTTAAACGTGTCAAAGGCTTCCCAGAAGATTTTTTCTTCAGCGGCTTCTTTTTCTGTGTGCGCTGCACGAGCCGCAGCACGTTGTGCCTTATAGGGCTTGTAAAAATCTTTGCGCCAACTACGACCTTCTAAAAGAAGATAACGTGACTGCCTTTGAAATCTTGCCAAGCCTTCTTAACACTGTTAAGAGTGATGTGAAATGCCATACCTAGTTTGATATCAGCGTCTCCGTTGATAACGTGCCGAGCACGAAAAATGTATTTGCAGTATCTACTAGGATGTATGTAGCCATTAGTTATTCTTCTTTACTGTTGCGATATCTAAAAACACCTGTGTTTAACAGGGCCACCAAAGTCGCCATCTATCACGACATTTGCACAAAGTTCACGGAACCAACGATCGACAATCTCTTCTTCTTTGTCGCCATCAAACCCGTAACCTTCTTGCTTTAATTTTAACACAAACTGTTCGTTCCAGTCAAGCTCAAAAAACCCATTACGGATGTTGTCTTTGTTTACATGTGTTTCGATTACACCTACCCAAGGTTCTTTTAAACGAGTTGCTTTATCTTTTGCGCTAAGTTTCGCTACTTCTTCTGCTTCTTTAGCAAGCACTGCTTGTTCTGTTGCTTCTTTTGCAATTTGTATAGAACGTTCTGCATCTTCTACAGCACGTTTAGTTCGGCTTTGATCTTATCAATGCCAAACAATTTTTCAACCCACTTGTTCATTATGTACCCCACTCATTTTAAAC